TAGGCTCTAAAATCAGCCTCCTTGGAATAGTAAATAGATTTGGCTTCTTGAATATCGTAATTATTTTGTTCTGCAAACTTACTAACCTTGTCCGCGATTATGTAATCAAAAGGAATGTCGTTGTCCTCTAACAAAAATGTTGGCTTTGTGAAGGTAAACTCTGGGGCGCAAATGGCATTTTCTAATGTGTTCCTATACAAGAATGAATCGTAAAATGGTACGCACATCATCAAATCTTCGTCACTCCAAAATTGCTTGAGATTTTTGAAGTCTATTCTAGGTACATAATAAAACCCTTCTCTTGCCGCTAAAGTAGAAATCTTGATTAACCTATTGTAACCGTCTGTATTTTTCGCGAAGATTACATACTTGCTTGATTTTGTCTTCTCTTCTTCGCTCTTCTCGTACATGTCAGCACATATAGTTAATCGTAAGCCAAAAATTAATTTGATATTATTTTCTGTTAGATTCTTGTAAGCCTGAAGGAAGCCAGTCATTGAATCATCAACCAAGAAAACTTCTTCGAGGTTGTTTTTAACGGCCAAGTCAATAATTGAATCTGGTCCATCTTCCACAAGAGACTCTGGGGAGTCTAGAGTAAGAATACTCCTCCCCAGAGAATATTGTGATTTGAATAATGGAATCATCTAATCAAGATATGTTTTGCATTCCGAGTCAGAAGCTTCAACTAAATCAGAGGCTTTTACTAGCTCTGGTTTATTGCTGTGGTGTGTAACCCACACGCTTGACGTGTTTGCTTTAGAGCGTACGCGCCATACTTTGTTTGAGTTTTTCTCTTTGTAGAGACTTCCATTTTTAATATGCTTAATGTTCATGCTGCTATAATGATAGCAAGATTTTGATGGCCTGTCAAGGGCTAAAAATCAAAATTGTCTACGATTTTTGTTTTACCAACATCATCTCCCACATCGGCAACCGGCTTGCCCTTTGCTATGTCTTGCTCTCTTAGGTTCCAGTCTGGTTGATGTACAGGGCATCCATCATAGTGACGCTTCTCTACTACGCCCTCCAAGCCTTCCAACTCTTTTTCGTCTTTTACGCTCTTTAAAACTTTTCCATTCTCATCCAATAAAACCCAATAATCATAAGACCATTTGTGGTCGCATACCCAATACGGTAAACCTGTTTTCGGTTTTATATGGCCCGGATATTTACCATAACCACAGGCTAATGGCCCTTTGAAGCCTTCGTCATCTTTAGGCCAAGGGTGATTTTTTGAAAAGTTTTTGTGGGCGTCCTCTTCTGAAAAATTATTTATGATAGTATAAACGTGCTCAAGGTAATATTTAAAGCCTTCTAGCTCATCGTCAGTCGCCGTTATCTCTACGATTGGCGTCTCTGGGAATTTTAAAAATTGAAACTCTAAGGAAAACTTCTCTAAATCTGGCCATAATTCTTTCGCCGCTAATAGGTAGGCCAAGGCCTGTACGTTATACTCAATTTCTTTGGCGGGAAAAATTTCTTTAGTGGTCTTGTAATCGACCATTTTGACACCATCTTTAAATTCAATTGGCTTATCAATGTAACCTCTTATTTTAAATTTAGGATTTTCACTCTCTAATACAAAGTGTTTTTCTGGCTCTTTGATTTCACCCTTAATGTCCTCGCCCAAGAAATCTAGATTTAAACCACAAAGAATCCACTCATCACACCGTTTGTAATTTTCGTCATTCAAGTACCCATCTCTAGTTAGGCTTTTTTTAACGAGTCTACATATAGAAGGAACCACCTCAATGGTTCCAGCTTTTAGTATTTTGTCTATATACTTTCTATGCCTCTCATTTAGCAAGACCTCTAAGACAAGGTGGCAAGCTGTACCTCTTGCAGAACCGGCATTTGAACTTTCAGGGTAACTGTTGTGATATTCACACCAGTACTTCCAAGTGCATCCCTCCAAGGTTTTGATTCTTGAGGCCGATAATATTTTTTCTTTACCCATCTATATTATTTGCTTTCCAGATTTCTATTTCTTCAACTGTCATATCTCCAAAGTCACCCTTACTTGGTAGGGCTACCCGTATCTGGTCCCTGTCAAAGTATCTAGTCAGCCTATTTAGGTTTTTCTCGGCAGCTTGATTGCCAGCGGAGTTTTTATCTTCGTCGTTATTAAAAGCTAAATATATCTTGTCTGCATCAATACGTAAGAAATAGTTTATCAGGCCCAAGCCTATTTGTAAACCAAAAGCTACCGCCACATTTTTCACGCCAGCCTCCCAGAGAGATAGCATATCACCTATACTCTCGACAACAATTACCTCTTTACCTTGGCGAATAATCTTATTGTTTACTTGCATCGGATATTTCCACTGACTTTTATCTCCGATATGTTTCCATTTGGGCCTTTTGGAATTAGGGTCGTTTACTAAGTCTCTGCCAGAAACCCCTACTAAGTTTTTCTTGTAGTCGAAAATTGGAAAGACGTATCTATTTTTCATCTTACCCTCATACACAACGCCCCCTTCGAAGTGAGTCAGGGTTTGCTCAGAGATTCCGCGCCCCACCCAGTATTCATGGTGGGGCATCATTTTATCTAAGCTACTTTTACAGAAAACTTTACTTTCTTTGATTTCGGCTGTTTTAGTTTTTTCTGTATTGAGAGATACGCCGCCATTATGCTCTTTAAGCCACTTCATCGCTTCGTCTTCTGAAGCGCAATTTAGAGACAGTTTAACTAGGTCTTGGAGACTCCCACTGATTTGTTTACTAAAATCAATCCATCTGCCAGTATCCTTGCGAACGCTTAAGACAGTGTTACTACTGGAGTCCCGATAAACGGGCTTCATTCGGAAGTTTTTAGAGTCTTCCGAAATATTTGAGTAACCTAGGCTGATGAGAATCTCCTTGACCTCGCTCATAATAATTCTTCTCCGTCTGTTGGATTGTGTTCTTCAGGCTCGAATCTTTCAGATTGAGCTTCAATAATATCATTGAGTGAACCCCTCTCGTTTACATTAAAGTTCTCTACAGAGAAGTTCAAGAAGTTGCTGCACCACTTGAAGGTTCCATCTGGCATCGGCCTTCTTACTAGGTCGTGGTGACCAGCGGCATCCTTACCTTGGAATCTTGTTTTGAGTGGTATTAACTTGTGGGTTCCAAAGTTTTCACCATCATCTCCCAATTCCTCAAGTGCCTTGCGCCTGAAGATAGCCACAAAGCTGGCAAACCACTGTAACCTATCAGACAGGGCAATGGCAGAAGAGTCGTCTACCGCGCCGTTGTTGCGCCCACTTTCACCGAAGCGATTCATCTGCATTGCTGTTATCAAGGGCGCATGAATTTCTTCAGCGAGCTTTTTGAGTTTGTCTATCTTGTCCCCAATAGCTTGGTGCTCCGCCCAGTTCTGACCTACTTTTTCACCAGTAAGTTTTACATAATCGTATGAGATTATACAGGGATTGCCTCTGCCAACCTTGTTTAAGTACCAGCGTCTGACAAGTGAGCATATTTCATCAACGTTCTTGTTTCCAATAAAAGCATGATGGCATTGTACGGATGCTTTTCTATTCTTAAAACTATTCCTCACTCGCTCCGTGAGTTCTTGGTTCTTTCTCCAGTTACCTGTTTCCAAATGCCACATTGGAACATTTGTAACCGCAGCGGCAGTTCTGAATTGAATGTCTAGCGTAGACATTTCGGTATCTAGCATTAAAACTGGAACATTATGCATTTCTCCAGTTTTCATAACTAGATTGTTAATCCAAGTAGTTTTACCTTGTCCCGGTCTTGCTACGATTGCGTACAAGTTTCCGGGTCTGAGGCCGCCATAAAGCCTATTGAATTCCTTGTATGGGGTATAGAAGCCCATATCTTCGTCGGGTTCGTTGCCGCGCTCTTCAACCAAGTTTTCAAGGTCTTCAAATATGTCGATAGGCTCGTCTTCGATTGAGTAGGTATTAATCTTGGAGTTATATATATTGTCACATTCGCCAATAATTTCATCTATACCTTTACTCGCTGCCTTTTCGACGTAGGTTTTAACTTCTTGAGCGGTTTCTTGTATTTCTCTGCGTATTCTTAATTTGAGTAGCTCTTTTGCTGCTTCCAGAACCGCCTTCGGTTGAATTTGAGAAAAGGCTAAGTTATCAACGTAGCTGTAAATATCAATGTCATCTCTAAATGAGACTCCAAGGTTTTTGATTTTTTCAGCAAGTAATACTTTATCTAATTTGCCACCATTCAATAATATGCTTCTAATTACGCAAAATATTGTTCTATGTACATCGTTATAAAAGTCTTTTTCTGATACAAATCTTTCTACTTCCGCGAAAAGGTCTGGATGTTTTATTAAGCCGCTTAATACGTGTTTCTCGATTTTTAATGAATATATTTCCATGTTTGTTTGTTTCCTCGTTCATTTAACTGTATGTGTTTTTTTAAGAAAAGTCAAGCACTAAATAGACATGCCAAACTTCTCTAGAAAGAATTCTAACGAAAGAGAATCTACTTCGTCTTCTTCAATCTCTAGCAGAATAAAGCCATTGTTTTCAAGCCATTCTGCTTTTTTGATATCTCTTTTTATTCCTTCGAGGTATTTAAGCCTCGAATTACTATGGAAGAACTTATTGAACTCACCGTGTTGTTTTCCTTGAACCTCTACGGCTAGTTTTTTCGTCGCGTTTAAAATATCAACCGTCATACGACTTCCGTAGACGGGAAATTCTTCATATACAATGTGGCCTCTCCAAAAAGGCTCTAAAAATTTTTTTGTTTTAAACTGAACCTTGGAGCGAGACTTCTTGTTCCAGTTTATAAGGTATTTAGATACGCTCTTTTTTTGTAGTCTTCCATTTATGTTAAAAAGCCTCATGACTTTTTGAGCGTGTCTCTAAATTTGAAGAAAATGTATTTTCCAATTTCAGGATTCTCTTCGAAATATTTTCTAAGATTATCAGCACCTTGGTGTTGCTTCTTAAATTCCTTGCCAGTTTCCTTTTCAACTTCTTCAACCAACTCGTCAGAGATGGCAACCCAAGCGCCAGCCTTTTTGGCCATATCGAACGCCAACAGCATGTCTACCACTTCATACTCTACCCAGATGCTTTTACCGCCGACTCTGCCATACCTGATTGGATATCGCACGAGAGAACCTGTTTTCTCATTTGGGGTTTTCTTAAAAACAACCTTACACCAGTGGCCCAGCATGTCGCCCTTGCCGTTAGGTTGAGTTGAAATAATGTCTTTAAGGTGACGTTCTTGAAACTCTAAAATCCAATCACTGTAATGCAGCAGAGCATTGCCACCAGAAGCATTTGTGACTCTGGCATCTGTTTTTTCGTAGGGATTAATTGAGACCTTGCTTCTTACTTGAGAAATCATATAACATATATGACCTCTTGTAGTCATGCCTAGAGCCATCTTTCTTAAGAAGTCTGAGCTAAGTAACGCGCCGCCAGCGACCTTGTTGGCCTCTTCTGGTGGTTTCTCTAGGTCGTTTTTAGGAACTAGAGAGTCCATTGAGTCTATAATGAACATATAGCGCGTGTCAGACTCATTGTTGCTGACAAGCTCCCGCATCAAGTTGATTACAGATTCGTAAACATTACTTTTGTAGACAAACCATTTTTCTTCACTCGTATCGACCCCAGACCTTTCTAGCATCTCTTGTGATAGTCTGCCTTCTGATTTGATGTAAACAACCATAGCGTTGTCCATCTTTTGGAAGTTTTTGGCAAATGCCAACGAGGCAGACGTTTTACCACCTTCTGTTATGCCAGAAGCACGAATAACTCCCGGCCCAATACCACCACCCATTTCAATATCAAGTAACAATGAGCCACTAGATACTACATACGAACGTTCTTCTTCAAAATTATAGTGGTCGCCTTTATTTGTTTCTAAATAGGCTTGAATTTGACTAACGGGACTTATCCCTTCTGCTGTTTTTACTTTTTTCTTAGGAGGCATCTTTCAAAAAATCCATCAATGTTTTCTTAGTTTTATTTATTTTAACGTCTTGTCCAATTTTATCTTCTTCTAGAGAGTATACCACAGGTTTCGGCAAATTCAATTTAATTCTCGCGGCCTCGGCATTGACCCAATCTATTCCGTCTTGAGTCAAAAAGTGAGCCAAGCTATTTACCTTGTAAGATAAAAAGCTTTCTTGCCAGAACTTTTCAGAATCTACAAGAGCATACAGCTTTTTTCCTAAAGCCATCTCTCTTTTGATGAACCCCTTATTTTTCCAAATCTCAGAGGGCTCTTTAATGAATTTGTTTATTAACTTCTGGTATTTATTTGGCTTTCGTTTCCTCATCAAAATTTAAGATGTCATACTCTACCATCTTTTTGACGAGATTGCAAAAGGAAACTTCTCTTTCCCATCCGATTTCTGTTTGAGCTGGGATAGAGTTACCCAATAGTAATTCAACTTCAGCAGGTCGATAGAAATCGGGGTTGACTTTCATTACTGTGATTTTTTTAGATTTATTTATAACCACATAACTTTCTTTAACTCCGCTCCCCTTCCATTCTCCTTTGTATCCAGCATACTCAAAAGCCTTTTCTACAAACTCTCTGATTGAGTGTGTTTCGCCGCTAGCAAGTACATAGTCTTTTGGCTTGTCTTGATTTAGCATCAGCCAAACACCACGAACAAAATCTTCACTGTCACTCCAATCTCTCTTTGCATCTAAATTTCCAAGTTCAATAGGCTTAAAGGCCTTGCCAGCTTTAATCGCATGATGAATTCTAGCCACGCCTTTAGTAATTTTTCTAGTAACGAACTCTTCACCTCGCTTAGTCCCTTCGTGATTGAATAGAATGCAATGAAGGGCGTACATATCATAAGACTCTCGGTAGACTTTGACCAAGTGCCTTGCAGCGGCCTTTGAGGCTCCATAAGGGCTTCTTGGCTTGATTGGGTGACGAATGTCTTGCGGTGAATAATCAACATCTCCAAATTCTTCTGAGCTACCAGCACTATAAAATCTGCAAGTAGGCTGAAATTTTCTAATTGCTTCTAAGCATCTTAATACGCCCATTGCATTAACATCAAAAACCTGTTCAGGCATATCCCAAGAGCATCCAACAAAGCTATTTGCTGCAAAATTAATGAAATATTCTGGTTGAATTTCTCTAACAAGTTTATCAATGCTTACATCGTCAGTTAGGTCACCATATACAAACTCAAAATTAGGATGTTCTTTAAAATTTCTAGCGTTTTCAAAGTTAGGGTTTGCAGAGCGGCGCATCATACCAAAAACATGATTGATTGGGTCACGGAGAAGGTATTCAACCATATTTGCACCGTCTTGACCTAAAACTCCAGTAACTATTATTTTTCTTTGTCTCATTTTAAGTTTTTAAATTTATATATTATCGTTTGCAATGTCAATTTTTTATAAAAATACTATTTGTAAACCCTCCATCGACAACAATATCTTGACCTGTTATAAATTTATTCAAATCGCTAGAGAGATAAGAAACAATATTAGCTATATCCTCTACGTCTGCTAGTTTTTTTAAGGGGACTTGCTCTGTATGTTTGTCAATTTGCTCTTTGGAGAGCATTTTTGTTGTCATTTCAGTCAGTGTAAAACCGGGGGATACAGAATTACATAATATACCATACTCAGCTAATTCAGACGCGATGACTCGCGTAAATGTAATTAGGGATGCTTTACTTGCCGAGTATGCGCTCCTGCCTCTTTTTACTCTGTTTGCCGCTATTGATGCTATATTAATTATTCTTCCATATCCATTTTGTTTCATAACTTTAGAGACTTCTTTTGTTACAAAAAAGGGAGTCTTTACGTTAACCAACATTAGCTTATCGAATTCGGCCTCAGATAACTCTCCTACGGACTGTTCAAAGTTGTAGGCAGCGTTATTTACTAAAATGTCAATCTTTCCAATGGTTTTTATGTAATCTAAAAAGCTGGCAAGCCCTTCTTTCGTTGAAAAGTCAAAATCTTTAGAATTTACGGATATTACATTGCCACCTGCGCGTGTGAAGGTGTCGCATATTTTTTTACCTATACCCCTAGAGCCTCCAGTTACTAGTATTCGTTTACCTTTATGGGATATTTCCATTTTTTGGGGCGCAGGTATACTATCTTTAGAAAACCAAGGATAGTCTAGTGGGTGCATTTTAATTCTAATCCAAAGGGTTTCTAGATAAAGACTCTGCCGCCCCCTTTCTTACAATTTCATCTTTTATTGATGGGCACACCGCCCCGCAATAATGAATTAAATCGTAAAAAAGTATTAAACTAAGAATTTCTGTCGTGTGAAAATACTTACAATCAAAGCAAACTTCATTATATCCATCTGGCAGAACTGTACTTTTCGCTCCAGATATCAACGCATTTTTGTAGCCGTTGTTTTTAGCCCAGTGCAAGCAAGAAACAATGTTTTTAGAATTACCAGAGCACGACAAACCAATAATCATCGGATTGTCACTCATTTTTCCTGTCACCTTTTGCAACTCTAACCAACGCAAAAATACATTATTATATCCATAGTCATTAGCAACGCTAGTTATCAAGCATTGGCTATCTAGCGAATTCACATTTTTTTTGATTCCAGCTTTGGCAAAAAGCCTAGTGCAATCGTCAGCAGCATGATTACCGCAAGACCAGAGGCCTCCATTTGCGACTACATATATATCATCACTATCATCAAATTCTTTAGCTAGAGTAGCCCAGCTTTCTTGGCTTTGTACTGCGTCGAATTTTTCTTCAATGTTTTCGAAATCTATGTGTTTCATAACTTATAAATAAACGTGGCTCATGTCTCTTTCGCCACACGCTAATCTTATACCTGTTTCATCTCCAATGCAAGTCATTTTATGAGGCTTTCCCTTTTCAATAAAGATTATGTCCCCTTGCTCTCCTACTGTCGGCTCCTCATCTTCTATGTCAAATTTAAATTTACCCTGTAATATTACCCAAAATTCATCTTTAGTAGGGTGATAGTGATAGCGACAGCCTTCGCCGGGTTTCTGTTGTATAAAACAGCACTGGTCATTATCTGTCCATATTACTGGATACGCTATACTTTCATCGCCTATTTCTTCTTTAAGTTTTTTAATATTTGTTTTTCTTTGATTTCTATTGTCTATTTTTATTGGCGACCCATCCTCACTAATTAATTTCATTAGGTCTTTTTCAATATCTATAATATTACTAGAGTAATTGAATTTACCTACATTATCTTTTCTTTTTTCGTGATTAAGGCAAGCTTCAGCGATAAAAAGGTCCTCTTCAGTGTCTACGTCTATCGCTTCTATTTTACTTATAGGGAATAGGCCCATTTTATCCATATACGTAGGTCCGTTCCTATCTATTGAATCTACCATACAAGAACCTATAAATCTTTCTTTACTCCATGCTGATATAGCCCAAGAAATTTCATTTATTGGTTCAAGCTCTTGGGTGGGGGTTTTTATTTTTTTTGAAAAGTTTATGGGCTCTGTGCCATAAAGGGTTTCTTTAGAGTGTTGATTTACGCAAAAACATGAAGCGTAGTCATTTTCAACCATGAAGCTAACAAAATTCTTAATTGTCTCGGGTTTGATTAGCGGAGAGGTGGTATGAATTTGTACAACTATATCGCATTCAGTATTTTCTAGAAAATCAAGTATGTAGTGGTCGTGGACTTGACATCTTCCGCCGCCGCAATCGGCAGACTTGTTTTTCATGGTGCATTCAGTACCGCCCCTTTCGGGGTTTCTTTCATAGAATTTTGCTCCATATTTATTGGATATATTTTTTAGTAAATCTATATCCGAATTAACATAAATTT